TGAAGCACTAACCGAAATCCCACAATCAGAAAGTGAGGCCATCTTGGATACTCCAGATGCCGTAGCACCTGAGGCTGTAGTAGAAACCCCTGCGGTTGAAGCCTCACGCCCAACAGTAACAGCAGCAATGTATACCGCTCCACGTATTGAACTCTCAAAAGAGAAGTTCCTAGAGAACACAGTTCGCGCAAAGTTAGGCGATGACGATGCACGTCAATATCTCCTAGCAGCAGCAAGCACAACAAACAACGCTGGTCTTGTTCCAACACGTCAGCTAACAGAAGTTATCAACCCACTTGCGAACGCTGACAGACCGTTCATCGACGCAATCTCTCGCGGAGTTTTGCCAGATGCAGGTATGACTTTTGAAATTCCTAAAATTTCAGCCGTTCCTACCGTAGCAGTTACAGCTGAAGCTGGCACACCATCAGAAACTAACATGGAAGATGCTTACCTATCAGTAACAGTTCAAAAGTTCGCTGGACAGCAAGTATTCTCAGTAGAAATTCTAGATCGTTCAAGCCCAGCGTTTTTTGCTGAACTTGTTAAGAACATGGAATTTGCATATGCAAAGGCAACAGATGCACGCGTTGCAACAGTAGTTGCAGCAGCAGCGACAGACGGCGGAAACCGCACAATGTCAGCAGCTAACCTTCTCGACTTCGTAGCAGATTCAGCAGTGTCAATCTACTCAGGCACACTTGGATTCGCACAGAACATCGTTGTATCTCCAGACCAATGGGGAGCAATCATGGGTCTTGTTGATGGAAACAATCGTGCAATTTATACTGCCACCCAGCCACAAAACGCTGGTGGTAACGCTGCACCAACATCACTACGCGGTAACATCAACGGCTACAACCTATACGTTGATCGTAACCTTTCAGGAACAGGCGATGGTTCAATCATCGTTGTTAACCCAGATTCATTCACATGGTATGAATCACCAACATTCAAGTTGGAAGCAGCAGTAATTGCTTCAGGTCAAATCAACGTTGCCTATTATGGCTATGGAGCCACGGCCGCGAAAGTGAACGCAGGCGCATACAAGTGGATGGTTGCATAACCCACACTTAGCAATAGTGTTGTAGGGGCTTTGTAGCCCTTAGCCCCTACAATTTTAATTAGAGAGGAAAGACAATGCCGGCTACTTACGTTACCCAGGCTGAACTCCGCCTGACACTTGGGATTGGCTCTCTCTATAGCAATGACGTAGTTGAAGAATGCGCTCAGGCCGCTGAAAACATCATTAAGAGCCATTTATGGTTTAATAACTATTACGCAGCTGCTAGAAGCCTTACTGACAACGTGGCCACACTTTACTTCCAGCAACCACACGGAATGTATGTCGGTCAGAGCGTAACTATTACTAATGCCGGATCACCATTCTCTGGCACAAAGACAATTACTGAGATTAACGGTGCAGTGCAAGTATCTGCCCTTAATTACCAGAACTATTCCTTGACGGCTTATAACTATTCAATCAGCTACGCAGCAACAGGTTCAAATCAAGTTAAGAATCCAATCCAACCATTCGCCACAGTAGCGGCTGGCACAAACATAGATTTTGCGACAGTTCCAGAAGTTAGAGAAGCATCACTTCTAATTGCTGTTGACATCTGGCAATCAAGACAACTTTCAAATGCTGGTGGCGTATCACCAGATGGTTTCACACCTTCACCTTACCGTATGGGCAACACACTACTTGCTAGAGTTCGTGGTTTGATTGCGAATTACTTAAACCCAGGTGGGCTAGTCGGATGACAGTTGCCGTCACAACTCTCCGTTCTACCATCGCAACGGCTTTAAGTAATCCGGCGGTATGGCAGGTATTTTCTTTTCCACCTGCCTCACCGCTGGCCAACAGCGTGGTTGTAGAACCTGATGATCCTTACATCGTGCCAAGCAATAACCAACATATAACTGTTGCACCTTTGGCTAACTTTAGAATTAAACTTTATTTACCATTACTTGACAATCAAGGCTCACTTGCAAGCATGGAAGACTTTATTGTTGACGTGTTCACCAAACTAGCGGCAAGTTCGCTAAACTATAACATTGGCTCTGTGTCTGGTGTGTCTGTTGACTCAACAGCTGGAGACCTTCTCACAACGGAAATCCGCGTGAGTATCTTAACGAGTTGGAGTTAATATGTCCGATCTAACACCTGAGGATTTGGCTTTCTTGAAGAAGATCGGTCAAATCAACACCACCCCAAAGGCAGCAGCCAAGAAAGACGAGGAATAAACAATGGCAATTTTTCTAAACAATAAGGTTGGCTTCAAGGTTGCAACCGTAGACCTATCAGATCACGTAACAGCCTTTTCACTAAACCGCCAAAGAGATCAACTTGAAGTAACTGCAATGGGAGACACATCTCATAAGTTCGTAGCCGGACTTTCAGCTGATACCATCACAGTAACCTTCTTGAATGACACAGCAGTAGGATCAGTTCTTGCTACTTTGCAAGCTGCATACGGCACAACCGTAGCGTTTACAGCAATTCAAGATAAGTCAGCTGCAACATCAGCAACAAACGTGCTTTACTCAGGCACAATTCTTGTTGATAACCTAACTGACATTAACGGCGCAGTAGCAGATGAAGCAATGTTTGACATCACCTTTACATGCAACAGCGCAACTTCATACGCAACAACAGGCACATTCTAAACAACTAACAGAAAAGGGCTAACATGGCAAAGTTAAGAATAGTAAGGGTGGATGGTAGCGATACCACTCACCAAATCACACCAGCAATAGAGTTCGCATTTGAAGTTTATGCTAAGAAAGGCTTACACAAAGCCTTCCGTGAGGATGAAAAGCAGTCTGACGTTTATTGGTTAGCCTGGGAGTGCATCCGTAGATCGGGAGAAACTGTTAAACCTTTCCCTGGAGACTTCATAGATTCGCTGGTTCGTGTGGAAGTTCTTGATGATGACCCTTTGGACTAACTAGGGATTCCCTTCACTACCTCATTGCACGAATGAGCCTAGAGACGGGAATTCCTGCACAATCCTTCATAGATATGGATGTGCGAATGTTCAAGACTTATTTAATGGCTATGAAAGATAGGGCGAAGGAGATTAAGGATGGCAACAACGCTAAAAGGCGCTAGCCAACTCCAGACTGCACTTCGCAAATTTGAACCTGATCTAGCCGCTGAACTACGCACTGAAGTTGCTGCCTTCTTACAGCCTATTGTTAAAAAGGCTCGCGGATATATTCCGTCAGATTTTACGCCTTCTAATTGGCGTGGTGAAACTAAAACTGGTAAATGGCCTATTTATAACGCAACTCTTATGCGTAGAGGTATTGGTTACAAAACTACGCCAACTAGGCCAAACAGACGTGGCTTCTCTTACGCAGCTTCTATTCATAACAAAACTGCTTCCGGTGCTATCTTTGAAACTGCTGGCCGTAAGAACCCAGGCGGCAGGCAGAAAGCGCCTAAGGGCACACCTAGAACTAATAAAAACTTTAGCCACTCAAACAACCCATTAGCAGGATCACAATTTATTTCAGCATTAGATAATGCCAGCCCATTAAAGCAAGGCAATACACGCACAGGCTCAGGCCGCCGTGGTCGCTATATGGTTGGCCGTTTAATTTATCGTGCATGGGCTGAAGATGGTGGCAAAACCAACGCCGCAGTTATCAAAGCCATAGAAGGCGCAGCCGCTAAGTTTAGAACAAGGGTAGGTCGATAATGGCAACAACAGACTTAATGGTCGGCATTGGTGCCGAATACAAAGGCAAGGCAGCCTTCAACAAAGCCAACAAGGATATTCTTGGTTTAACTAAAGCCGTAAAGAGCCTAGCGGCGGGATACGTTGGTTTGGCAGGTGCGCAAAAGGCTTTCCGTTTAGGCCAGCAATCACTTAAAGCGTTTGTTGAAGATGATGCGGCAGCAGCACAACTTACTAAGACCCTTTCAAACTTAGGTTTGGCCTTTAATAGCGTTGATGTTGAAAACTTTATTAACAAGACCCAGCAAGCCACAGGAGTGCTAGATGATTTCTTGCGCCCTGCTTTCCAGTCTTTGCTTATCGCAACACGAGATTATGCTCAGGCTCAAAAACTTCTCAATCTATCTTTAGACATATCAGCTGGAACAGGCAAAGACGTAGCCGCTGTCAGCGCAGCGTTAAGCAAGGCTTATCTAGGAAACTACACATCACTTACTAGACTTGGTGGCGGTATCAGCAAAGCCACCGTTGCATCCGGTGATCTAGACCAAATCATTGCCAGCCTAAGTGCTAACTTCAGAGGCGATGCAGCAGCAGCCGTTCAGACCTATAAAGGCCAGTTAGACCTTCTAAAAGTATCAACTGAGAACGCTAAAGAAACTATTGGCGAAGGTTTGGTCATCGCCCTGTCTAACCTGTCAGATAACAACATTACAAACCTTAGCGATGCCATGAATGACTTCTCGACATCTATTGCTGAGGTAATCGTAGGCATTAGCGTAATGATTGAAAAGATTAAGTCTATACCTGGTGCTAACCTGCTCAAAGGCTTGTTTAGCCTTCAATCTATTCCGGTGGTTGGTTCTTACCTAGAGTTTTTTAGAAAAGCGGGCAAGGCTGAAATTAAGTCTGTTCGTAATTCAAAAAAGATTGTTGAAAATACTAAGGCTACTAGCAAGGCAACAACAACAATAGTATCTAATACTAAGAAATTGACCGCTGAGCAGACAAAACAATTAGCCTTGAAAAAGGCTCAAAATGTTTTAGAGGCATCTTCTAAAATCTTTGACATGGATTTAATCCAGAATACAGCTGCGCTTCAAGGCAAAGTAACTGAGGATGAAACCCTTAGACTTAAACTTCAACGCGAAATTCTTTTAGGCAATGCAGATGCCGCTGCCAAGTTAGCCCAAGAACTTTTATCAGTTCAAATAGCCGCAATTATTGCTGGCAATGTTGATCCTTTTGGTCAGTTATCAGATTCAGTATTAGAAGCATTACGCAGCGTAAGACAACTGCGCACCGAACTAGAACTCTTAGGTTCACCAAAAATTAAAACACCTGCACAGATATTGGCACAAGATTACCAAGATGTTTTAATAGACATGGCCGACCCATCTTTTGACTTGGCAATGCAAGAAACTCGAGCCTTTTTAGATTCCTTAAAAACTACTCCTACTGGTAACATGGATTTGAATTACCAAGATGCCTTTGCTCGGCCTAACGCAGATCGTGGATTTACTCCTACCGAATTACGCATATTTATAGACCCATCTGCCGCTCAATATGGTATTGGCGTGGCTTCAGTCAATAACTCAGCCAATGGCAACAGCAACAACTACAGCACCATTCAGAGTTTTGCAGGCGGTTTGTAGTGGCAACACCCACCCTAGTTGTTACCTTCGATTTTAGTTCTGGCGCGGTATTTGGTTACCCGTTTATTATTGGCGAAGGTGTATTAGGGTTTAACACGCTGGCAGACCAAGCAGCTGACACAGTAGATATATCTGACCAAGTCAACAAAGTAAGCATTAGACGTGGTTACAACTTATTGCAAGAGGAATTTCAGGCTGGCACAGCCACAGTAAGAATTATAGATTTAACAGGTGATTGGAATCCGACATCAGAAACATCTATTTACGCAGGGAAGTTAGTTCCTTTACGCAAAGTTCGTATTTCAGCTGATGGCGAGTTTCTCTTTTCAGGCTATACAACTGCTTACAATTACCAATGGGATAAAGAACAAAATGTAGGTTTTGTTGACCTGCAACTTGTAGATGCTTTCCGTTTGCTCAACATGTCTAACATCACCACCGTTACAGGCGCAACTGCTGGTGAGACCACAGGCAACCGTGTAACCGATATTCTTGACACAATCGGCTTCCCTACATCTATGCGTAGCATCGAAGCAGGTTCAACAACCGTTCAGGCTGATCCTGGAACTTCTCGCACCTCATTACAAGCAATTAAAAACATGGAGATGTCGGAAATGGGGGCTTTTTATATCCTGCCTTCAGGTAACGCTGAATTCCTAAGCCGCGCAACCATTCAAAGCAAGTCCGGTGCAAACCCAACATTCTTTAGCAATGATGGCACAGGCATTAACTACCGCAACATAGTTACTGCCCTAGATGACAAACTGATTATCAACCAAACTTCTATTACTCGTGCAGGCGGCACAGCTCAGGTAGCCAACAATACGGCCAGCCAAATTAAGTATTTCCCACACTCTTACACAGCTACAGACCTGCTAGTCCAAACAGACGCACAGGCTTTGGATATAGCACAGGCTTACACAGCGACACGGGCAGAGACCACTCTACGGGTTGATGCCCTTACTCTTGATCTAAACACTGCCGACTACGCCGCTGGCACAACAGCAGCCCTTACCCTAGATTTCTTTGACACTATCCGTGTTAAAAACGTAGGCCAAGATGGCACAGTTATAGACAAGACTTTGCAATGTATGGGAGTAAGCCACGAAATCACTCCAGGCACTTGGAATACAACCTTTGTAACAAGTGAGCCAATCATCGACAGTTTCATCATAGGCAGTTCTTTATACGGTATAATCGGCACGTCAGTAATGACATATTAAGGGGTAATAAATGGCAACAGGATTTCCAGCAAGCACCGGAGACGTTCTCTCAGCTGCGATGTATAACGGCCTTGTAACGTTTGACGTTGAAGCCGACAAGACAGATGACTATACACTAGTCCTGAATGACAGTTATCAGAACCTAGTGCCAATGAACAAAGGCACAGCAGTAGCCCTCAAAATTCCTACCAATGCCACAGCTGCAATCCCAGTAGGCACAGTCATTACAGTGTTAAACAAAGGTGCAGGCCTTTGCACGATCAGTGCAGTTACCTCAGGCACAACCACAGTTCTTTCAGCTGGCGCAGTAGCCGCTTCTCCTACCCTTGCACAATACAAATCAGCTGCTTGCATTAAAACTGCAACAGATACTTGGTATGTAGTCGGTGCGATTGCATAATGATAGGCAACGCAGTAGCAGGATTATTTGGCGGTGGTGTCATACCGCCCGTTATCATAGATGTTGAATACTTAGTAATAGCAGGCGGTGGTGGCGGTGGCCCAGGTCGCGGTGGTGGTGGTGGTGCAGGTGGATACAGAACAGGCACGCTTACTGGCTTGTCAGGTAGCATAACTTGCACAGTTGGCGCAGGTGGCGCAAGTGAAGCACAAGGAAGCAATTCCGTTTTCTCATCCGTTACAAATACTGGCGGCGGCTGGGGTGGCGATCTTGGTAGTCATTATCCAAATGGCGGTAATGGTGGTTCTGGCGGTGGTGCTGTTGGTGAAAATAGTTCGAGTGGTGGCACAGGAGTTTCAGGGCAAGGAAATAACGGCGGCGCAGGTATAAATACTGGTGTTCGTTCTGGCGGTGGCGGTGGTGGTAAAAACGCCGTAGGTGGTAATGCAAGTGCAAGCACTGGCGGTAACGGTGGTGCTGGTTTAGCTTCTTCAATTACAGGAACTTCCGTAACTCGCGCTGGCGGTGGTGGCGGTGGAACTGCAAGCGGAACTGCTGGTTCAGGCGGCGCAGGTGGCGGCGGCGCAGGTGGTGTTGGTAATGCAAATGGATCCGACGCATCGCCAGCCAATAGCGGTTCCGGTGGTGGTGGTTCAGGTGCTAGCGCGTATCCTGGTGGTTCAGGTGCATCTGGTGTTGTAATTCTTAAATATTTAACAGCTAGTGGAACTATAACTATTGGGGCAGGTTTGACAGGATCAACGGCAACAGATGGTTCTTACAAAGTAACAACTTTAACTGCTGGCACAGGAAATGTGAGTTGGGCATAATGGCACATTACGCATTTATTACAGATGGCATAGTTATTGAAGTCATTACAGGTATTGACGAAACTGAACTAATTGAAGGTTTAGACCCTGAAACTTGGTATGGAAACTTCCGTGGGCAAGTATGCAAGCGCACTTCATATCACGGCAATATCCGTAAGAATTATGCAGGTATTGGATATACCTATGATCAAACAAGAGATGCGTTTATTGCACCAGAACCAGCCAATCAAATTGGTTTTGATGAGGAAACTTGTCGTTGGATAGTGCCAAAGGATGATGATTTTGAAACCTCGCCTGAGTAAAAGCGCGATTCAGCTGCGCGAGCAAATAGATGACACATATCCGAACCGCGACCGTAGAACTGACGGTTGGATCGGAGACGCTAAGCATGACAGTAAATCAGATCATACGCCTGATGCTCAGGGCTGGGTTCGTGCCCTTGATATTGACTCAGACCTCACAAAGCACAAATCTGAAAGTATCTACCTGGCAAATCAAATTCGTGCATATGCGAAGTCTGACCCTGCTAAACGAATATCTTATGTCATTCATAACCACAAAATTGCTAGCCGAATCCTTAATTGGAAGTGGCGTAAATACAGTGGGGTCAACCCACACACCAGCCATATCCACATCTCCTTCAATAAAGGTAAGGCTGACACGGATGGTTCTTTTTTTGAAATACCTATGCTAGGAGGCAAATAATGAAACACCCACTATTCCTAACCGCAGGTGCGTTCTTGTCAGCTTGGGCTGCAAGTAACTTTGCACTTGATTACCGCGCCGTGTTATGGGCAATCCTCGCAGGCGTATTTGGTTACGCAACTCCTAAAAAATAACAACTAACAAAAGGATCATAAAATGACAATTTCTAGCGCACAATACACAATTACCACAACACGTTCTATAATCGTGGCCAATGACTCAGCAGCTGAGGAAGTTCACTTACACGCAACTAACGGCAAAATCTATATTGGTGGCGCAGATGTAACTACTGCCAATGGATATGAGATAGACGCTGGAGACCAAGTTGTGCTACAAAACCACACCAACGCTATTTACGCTATTGCTGCCGCTGGCACGCACGCAGTATCTGTCCTGGTTATTCAGAAATAATGCAAGCGCAAGACTGGGCTGCCCTCAGCGTCAGCCTAGTAACTATTGTTGCGGCTTTTGTAACATCAGTCCGTTGGCTTGTTAAGCATTACCTAAGCGAACTCAAAACAAACGGCGGGTCATCTTTACGCGATAAGGTTGATAGATTAGAAGTGCGTGTTGATACCATCATAGAAATGTTAGATAGGTAACACTTATCCTATGGCACGCAGAAAAGTCATAGACGTTACAGACTACTCAGCCCTGGATCAATACTGCATCGGCCTCAATGAGTATTACAAGTCATTACGCAGAGCAGGATTTAGCTGCGATCATGCGCTTTATATGATTACTGCGCCACAAACTTATCCAGCCACAATCTTGCCTAGCCCGAATTGGTTGCCAGACATGCCAGATTACTTTGATGACGAGGATGAGGACTAACCTTGAAAATAGTCGTGATAAGTGATCTACAAGTTCCTTTTCACAACCCAAAGGCCGTCAAGAATGTGGCCACATTTATACGCAAGTTTAAGCCAGATGAGGTGCTATGTGTTGGTGATGAAATGGATTTTAATACCATATCGCGTTTTAGTAGCGGGTTTGATGAACACTCCAAGACAATCGGGCGAGACCGAGACATGTGCGTTGATGTCATGTATGACCTACAAATTACGCAGCTTTCACGATCCAACCACGGAGCGCGGCTCTTTAACGCCCTTTCTACTAGACTGCCTGGACTAATAGGCGCACCAGAACTAGAGATAGAGAACTTTCTTAAATTGCCAGAATTAGGCATCAAATACCACCGTAAGCCATACGAAATACCGGGAACTAATTGGGTAATGGTGCATGGTGATGAGCAGAGCATCAAGCCACATGGCGGTTTAACGGCTTTAGAAGCCGCTAAGAGACACGGAAAGAGCGTTGTGTGTGGTCATACTCACCGACAGGGTATATCCTCTTATACCCAATCCTCAGGCGGTTTAGAGGTATCTAGGCTTACAGGCTTTGAAGTAGGCCATTTAATGGATACACGCTCAACAGGGGCTAGTTACATGAAAGGCACTTTTAACTGGCAGTCAGGCTTTGGGGTCATTTACACAGATCGTAAGCGTGTCTTGCCAATAGCTGTGCCCATCGAAAAGGATGGCTCATTTCAATTCGAGGGTAAAGTCTATGGATAAGCCTTGTTGTGGCGAGGAATGGCTTGGATATGACGAAGATTTTGTTATCAAATTGTTATCTAAATATGCTTGTATGAGGTTGAAATAGCCTGAATTAAGTGCGACCCTTTAGGTGTTGGCGAAGCACAGTAGCCAACAATAAGGGGCTACAAATGGATTTAACAGCACTTAAAAGAAATGATTACTGGTGTGGCTTTTGCTGCCTGCCTATGGGCGAGACACACTGCTTTGGTTGCGGCCGATATGACGGCGCAATGACTTACACCGAATACTTGGAATTCCTATCAGTTACAGGCCAATTATGATAAATCTAACTTACTTTGAAGCTGTAGGGTTATTATGTTTTAGCCCGTTGGTTGTGTTCTATGCCTATTGGCAAGGTTACAACAGAGGCAAGCGAGAAGGCTGGCACGCTGGCCGTTCATTACTACGCATCCCGGTTCGCAATGATCGCTAATGAACTCCTTACTGAAAGCACCAAACTCCTTTATGACAGAGGTTTGCAGTATGGAGACCCAACTGCTAATCACATACGAATTGCGCAGCTATGGAGTGCGTATCTCAATCGTGGAGTCGAACCTCACGAAGTTGCGGTATGTATGGCACTCGTCAAAATCTCGCGTATATCTGAGCAAGCAACGCACCGTGATTCATACGCGGATGCTCTCGCATACATGGCGATTGCAGGACACATCGCACTTACCGACTTTGACAACGATCTTGATGCTTACTAAAGCAAAGCATGGAGTCTGGTGCGATTACTGCAAGAGCAGATGGGGTATCCACAATCCGCTAGGAACAACACAAGCTGCTTGGACAGTAGTCAGCGAACTACCCAAGAGCCACGGGCGCAAGCGTTCTTACTGTAATGACTGCGCGATAGATGTATCTAAGTGGGCTGATGGCTCATACTTCTCATTAGATCAACAGATAGAGTATGCAAAGACCAACGGCACTACTACACAAGGAGTATTAAATGGCTTTTAACCTAGACAATTACGAGACAGTGGAAGTTCGCCTGGAGAAGTTCATCAAGGACTTTCCAGACTTCCGAATTGACACAGAACTGGAGAGTTTTGCGAATGATAGATTTATTGTTAAGGCTTATATATACCGGACTTTTGCGGATAGTGTCTCGTTTGCAACGGGATACGCTGAGGAGAAGATTACTGATCGCGGCGTTAATGCAACTAGCGCGTTGGAGAATTGCGAGACTAGCGCGATTGGTCGCGCACTTGCAAACGCTGGTTACGCAGCTAAAGGCAAAAGACCAAGCCGCGAAGAAATGGGAAAAGTCGCTAGAGTAACAAACGATAAAGCAAGTGAAGCCATAGCAAATGCGCCGCTGGCCATTAACAACACCTGGGATGAGTTTGTAGGCAAAGAACCAACACCAGAACCAGTAACACTTAATCAAGCTGCTGAAATGGTGCAACAGGCCTTTGGAGAAGCTGAGCCAATACCAACATGCTCACACGGCACACGCACAATTAAGCAAGGTGTTAGTGCGGCAGGTAAGCCGTGGCAAGGTGCTTTGTGTGAAGTCCGTGGTGCATCAAAGGGCGATAGATGCCCACCGATTTGGTATGTCATGTCTAAAGAGACAGGCAAATGGAGATTACCGGAAGGAGTTGAATAAATGGGTTATGCTGAAATAGTCAGACCAGATGGCACAGTCGAATTCTACGGCGATGTGCCAATGCTAGTCTGCCAGATGTGCAACAACATTCCAGATCAGGATGAAGGCGTTTGGACAGTTAGTCTATCACCGCTGCAATGGCAATGCGAGAAATGCCACACCGTCAATGGCTAATCACCGCAAGCACAGGGGCTACAAAACACAGCGCGTAATAGCTGACTGGTTGAAGCAATGGTATCCCTACGCTGAATCTACTGGTGCAGGTAGGCAAGGCGAAGATATAACAGGGATACCATTCTCAATCGAGGTCAAAGCACGCTCAGACTTCCAGCCATTAGCATGGATTAAACAAGCTGAGAGCAACAAGGGTGGTAAAATAGCCTTTGTAGTTAGCCGCTGTAATGGACAGGGCGAGAACGCTGAGGAGTATTTAGCCTTCATGCGCTTAGGGGATTTCATGAATATCCTACAAACTTACGCAGCCAACCAAGAACCTCAAAGATGCAAGCAATGTGGATCATGGATTAACACCATGTGCCGCACTTGCCAGATTGCAGGAATAAATGCCTAAATATGATTACGGCTGTGATACATGTGCAGCTATATATGAAACTACTGACAACCCTGAGAGTATTTATTGCTCATGTGGGGGAATGATGACACGCATCTGGACTGCACCAGCAGTTGTATTTCGTGGGAAAGGCTTTTACAAGACCGATAACCGTTAAGCGAATCGTCTCAATATATGAGATGACACGCCGATAGGAGACGCTCAAATGTTCAATCAACTTGACAAGGCCATTACACTTAACTTGCTAAAGTGCTTCAGGCACTTCGCGCAAGCCGCAACGCGGATCGCTTGCGCAGTAGTAAGTGTTGTGGGGATACTATTCATTAGCGCGGCTAATGCCGTAGCACCAATACATGATGGTATTCAGATACAACAAACACCTAAACAATATGCAAAAGCCGTTCTACCATTACATGAATATAAATGCGCTTTAGAGCTGTATACCAAAGAAAGTAATTGGAGGCCTAATGCTAAGAACGGCCCACACTATGGGATACCGCAAGGTAGAAGCGAATGGTTAAAGACTGCTGATCCTATACAGCAGGTTAAGTGGGGTATCAAGTATGCTTACTCCAGGCATTCGTCTATGTGCGGTGCTCTCCATCACTTCAAGACAATAGGTTGGCACTAATGGGTAGTAAGCATCTAGGCAGTTATAAGTGGAAGCAACAACGGTTGCTGGTGCTTAGACGAGACTGCTACATCTGTGCGTATTGTGGTGAAGCAGCTAACGAGGTAGATCATATACAACCACGTGTGCTTGGTGGAACTGATGACCTGGATAATCTTGTGGCCTGTTGTCGCAGGTGCAATAGCAGTAAAGGTAAGCGTAGCGAGGCCCTTTTTTTAGGTCGGCAGTCTAC